CATACCCAGCCAGATCCCAGTCCACGTGGATCTCAAGGATCTGATACCGGTCATCGTCCGTGAGGGTGTAGCCACCCTCCTCGGCTTTCTTCTTCTCAATGTCCGTGAAGATCCGCACCGGCTCACCTAACTCCACGTCGCGGTAGAACCCTGCGGCCATCAACTTCTTCAAGTCATTCTTTGTCTTGCGCATCACGTGCGTAACGCGCTCAGCCTTGTACACGTTGGACGCGCCGTACGGCATGATGATGTCTTCTGCGGCGATGAACGGCGCAGCCTGACGACCCATCGTCGGGTCGTAATACACCTTCTTGAACGCAGCACCCGCCAGACCCAATGAGTACAGCATGCGCTCATGCTCAGGCCGGTACTCGATCATCTCGTCCGTCAGGCGATAGTTCATGTCATCACGAACACGCTCTGCGGCGTCCTCATTGACCCGAGTGACTTCACCGATGATCTGCGTCTTGACCGGCCCTTGAGCCGGGAACGTCTCAGTGATCATCTCCGACTGGAACCGTATCGCAGCCTCAGTCAGCAGGGGCGAATACACACCGCAAGCGCCAAGCCAGGGCTCGGCACGCTCTTCGTACTTCATCCCCAGGACTTCAAGACCTTTGACGTACATGTCCGACCAGTCCTTGCGACTGGAGATGTCTGCGTCCACCAGACCAATCAACTCGGAGGCCAAGTTCTCCAGATCACCCTCGTCCATGTACTCGGCAAGGTTAGCATCGAAGTCTTCAGCGGTCTCGCTCTCGGGCTCCAGTTGAATCTCTACGCCACCGATGCCGATGGACATACTCTCAGGATTCTCTACCTCAATCTCAATGGCAGGCTCACTGGCCATCCCCATGAGTTCGGGGTCCATCGGAGTCAGTCCCTTGTCGATATTCGTCGCCATGATCGTCCTTAATAGTATGCAGCCCTGCGTTGGCTCTTGAAGAACTGCGGCTCATCCTTGGTATCGCTCGGGAGTTTGATGAACCCGCCCTGCCTGAACCGCAACAGTGCTTGCGTAGTCGAATCGACCAAGTCGTCGTTCGCCCCACTGGGGAAGTCATTGCACTCTTCAATGACCTCCTTGGCCCACCTGCGGTCTGGTGCCCACACTATCCCCGATGAAAACAAATCGGAAACAGCATTAACCCGACTGATCTTATCCTGCCCCTTGCCAGGAGTAAATTCACCAACAGGCACGCCCATGCGCCTGATCTCTTGGTACAGCGCCGCGCCGTTGGACTTCTTCTCCACCACGAACGCGTCCGGCTCCCACTCCTCATACTCCTCAAACACGAGTTTCTTCAGTTCAGGGAACTCCATGCGCTTCTTGATCGCATTGAGCAGGATGATGTTGTAGTTGTTCGTCTCTTCGTTGAAGAACACACCCCAGGTCGTCAAGGCGTTGTAGTCCGAACGGTTGTTGGCTTCCTGCGCCGCGTCCAAGGACATGATGATGAACTCGCACTCGGGCGGCTCCTCCTTGTCCCAGATCTGCCACCACTCACGCTTAATCAGTGCGCCTTCCTCAGAGACGGGGTTCTGCATGTACTGGGCCTGCCAGTACCGGGGGTCCATGCCTGCCTTCTTGGCCAGTAATTCCTCAAGCGACCAGAACTCACTCCACAGCGGCTTCTCGTTGAGGATCGCAGGGAACTCCACCACTTCCCACTCGTCCACACCGTCTTCCTTGGCCATCTGGTTGACGATCTGGCCAGTGAGATCCAACTTGCTCCACCGTGTCATCACGACGATGATCGCGCCGCCGGGCATCAAACGCTGGATCGGACCCGACTGGAACCACTCCCACGCCGGGAGAAACACGTCCGCTTTGCCCAGTTTGGCCTCTTGTTCAGAGTGTGGATCGTCAATGATGAACAGATCCGCGCCACGTCCGGCCAGTGCACCGCCCACACCGATGGCGAAGTACTCACCGTTGAAGTTTGTACCCCAGCGAGACGCTGATTTGGAGTCCGCTTGGAGTTCTACCTGCGGGAAGATGTCTTTATAGAGGTCGGATCCGACCAGATTTCGCACTCTTCGACCGAAGTTCACCGCCAGATCGGCAGTGTGGGAGGCCATGATCACCTTCTTATGAGGGAATTTGCCCAAAAACCACGCCGGAGCGAGGTACGAGATCAACTCAGACTTGCCGTGGCGCGGCGCGATGTTGACGATGACCCGTTTTTTCTTCCCAGAGGCAATTTCTTCAAAGATATTGGCCAGTCTGCGGTGGTGCGGACCCACTTTGTAGCCTGGGTAGACGTGATCTGCAAAAGTGAGCAGTGACTCACGCCCTACAGCCTGAATTTGCTCGGTTTCCCAGGCTTTGAGCAGGTCCAAAGTGCGCTTTTTGTCCTCCACCGACATGGTCGGCAGCAGGTTCTTGAGCAACTGGATCTGTTCAGGCGCAATTTTCATCGGTGGGGGCCGGAATTTCCCGTGCCTGTACGTCTATCGTGCGTTTTTCCAGTTTTTCGAGGGTCGCAAGCAGTTCTTTCTCGATCTCTTCAACCGATTGCTGCTTTATCGTGACCTCCGAACGCTTCTTGAACGCGTCCACACCGTCAATTTCACCCAACGCACGTAGAGCAGTAAGCCGTACCTTCGCATCTGGATGGTCAGTCTCCGCCACGAACTTGTTGACCACATACTTTTTCAGATCCGCGAGTTCTTTGACGACCAGTGTGTCGTGTTGCGCGACCAATCCAGCCAGATACGCAAGGGTTGGATTGGAGTACGTGGCCAGTTGAGGCGACACGGAGGGGGTGGACATCATCTTTTGAGCGGCTTCAAGAGCCTTGCCCCTGTCGGCTTCGCTCACTTCGATGGGTTTGCCCGTCAGATCGGAGATCAATTTGACCGTCCGAGCCCGCATCTCCAACTCTTCTCGTGGGGAAAGTTCGGGCATTGCCTCCGTTGCAGAGGCAGGTAGGGGAACGTCGGCGTCAACGTCCGGTATCAATTCGTTCATGGAGGAAATCGCACTCCTTTCTATAAATATATCACGGGGATTGGAAAGGAGGTAGGAGTCCCATAGGGGGAGGGTTTCTACTTAGAGGGGGTACCCCTTGCTTGGTGGCGATGTGGTTTCGGAAAAGTGGGGGGTTGTTTGTGCAGATCATGGGGTGTGGGGTGCGCGGGAGTCCCAGTCAGCCAGTCGGGGGGTGGGGTATGGGTGGGTCGATGCGGCGAGAGTTTGCTTTTTGGAATCAGGATCAGCTATACAAACATCATGGGAAGCGCACAGGGCGCGACCCGCAACCCGGAGAGCAACATGCAAACACTCTGGTACTGGCTGACTCGCTACATGGTAGCGGTCGAATGGGATGGCACTCGCAAGGTGCACTGGGCACGCAACGCTGACGATGCCCTGCAATGGATGGCCTGCTACCCGGCTGACGCCGTGGTGATGGTCGGCAAGCGCGGGACGCTGTTGGCGGCCCGCTACTAACCCGAGGGGCTTCGGCCCCTCTCCTTTGGAGACTGACATGACTTCATTCACTGTTGATTACAACGTCTACCCCGATGGCGAGAAGCGGATCGCCGCCGCGCTCAAGGACTGCAAGCAATGGCTCGGCACTAGGCAATACCGCAAGATGGTTCGCCTCTTGGTCGCAGATCGGGGCCGCACCTCTCGCAACTTCGTCTTCCTCAGCCTCGCGCTTCAAGGCGTCCAAGGCTATCCGGCTGAGGTGATGGTGCAAGAGTTCTGGTCACCGCAACGTGACCTGTTCGACGCTGAGTAACTCAACGGGGCTTCGGCCCCTTCTTCGGAGACTGATATGAATAGGTTTAATAGAGTTCATGTGATGATGCACGAAGGCGCAGACTTTGCAGAAGTGATGGATGCGCTTGATGAAGCACACGGCGGGAATCTCGCACGCGAAGAGTTGGAACAGCAAATGTTCGGCATGATGAAAGTGCGATGGGCTGGAATCAGCGCCCGCATCAATGAACATGATGCAAGGACCGGCAATTACGACAGCCACGTTCGTCGGTGGGCGTTTGTGCAATCGTTCAAATGAATACGCGGGGCTTCGGCCCCGCTTTTATTTTGCCTATTGAAGCCAGTTCTTTGTCATCGCGCGAGTATGGGCGCGAGTGCATGCGGCGAAAAGTAGCATGCTACGAACAAAATCAGGCATATATAAATTACCGGATCGATTCGGCGCGGTGCTGAATCGGACGGGCAACCCGATCTTACATGGAGCAAGATCATGAGAAAGCAAACCACCTCGATTTCCCGCGCCAAGGCTTTTGTTGCCGACGGTATCAAGGGCAAAAGGAAAGATGCCCGCAGCGCATACGAAAGCGCCAAGATACTGACAGATGCCCGGGTTTCCATGACCCTGTTGATTGCTTGCTTGTTGGAGCGACTCGGTGATTACGCCAAGTCTGGATTTGCATATGTTGGTACGGGATATTCCTACAACGCAAAAAATAGTGTCCCGACGTTCTACATGTCAATCAACGATGTTGAAGGGTTCACCGACCCGGCCGTCATGAGCGCGCTTGAATTCCTGACAAACGAGTTTGTCGAAGGGTCAACACAAGATTACCCATCCAGTATGGGCCGGTCTTACCAATTCGAGCGGCCCGATATGCGCGTCGAATTGGTTGTGTATGTGAAGAGCGACTCGCCTACCTGCCGCCGCGTGGAGGTTGGTGAGGAAACCCAGACGGTGAAGAAATACAAATTGGTCTGCGACGGGCAGGCTTGAGAATCGGCAGGGCTTCGGCCCTGCCTTTTTTGTGGCCCATTGATACCAGTTATTTGTCGTCGCGCGTGTATGGGCGCGAGTCTAACTAGCGTGTCTGATGCGGCGGAAACTTTACTTTGGGTATCGGAATCGGCTATAACTTATTTACCGGACAGCGGGCGCTGTCCGGATCAATGCTCAACAATGGAGATACCATGAGCACAAAGCAAAAGACTCCCTCCGGCCCCGCAAATATGAAAGATGCGGGTTATCGTTTCGCGAAGAATGGTGACGATAGCAAAAGTATCGCGCTATATGTTTACGAACAATGCCCTGATTTCATTGACAACGCTCCGGATGAAATCGTTAACGAACTTGTTGCGGGTTATGCCCTGCGGTTCCATGAGAATCGCGGCGACAAGTATTTCATTCGTACCGATAGCGTGATGGTTCCCTGCGAACCCGATACCAAAGGCGCTACCGTAATGAATGTCCATGTTGCATTCGGCTACACGGGACAGCAATTCGGGAAGCTGAAGAATGAGGATCCCGCGCTCCATGCGATTATCAAAACGATACGGGACGATTTTGCAGGGTACAAGTCGGACTGCATGACTTCACTCAAGACCCGTATCCGCAAGATTATCAACGGGGGCAAAACCCGCGAGCGCGGTTCCAATGATGATTTCATTGACGCACTGCACAAATCATTGGTCAACTTCGATACCCGCGTATTGAACGCGAAGAAACGCGGCGATGAAACCGCAGATCAACTCAAGTTCCGCGTAGCGCGGGACGCGTTCTGGAAGTCCTACACTGGTGAGAACTTCAAAGTTTGACCCTACCCACTGAGCCCGGCCCGGTCGCAAGACCGGGCCGGGCTTTTTTTGGCCTCGCGGCCTTGAAGCCAGTTCTGTGTCGTCGCGCGCGTGTGAGCGGGTGCGAGGGATTGCCATGCGCTAAGTAAGAAATCTGACATAGCCGACACGCTAAGTAGCGTATTCCAATTTTCCAAAGCCTTGTTCCAATTGGAATGAACACCTGGAAAACTGGAACAAACAATCTGTAGCGGATTGCGTTACGGATACAGACCGATGCGGCGACTCCTTGACAGGGCTTGAGTTTGTTCCAGAAATTGGAACGGCTTTACACAGAACCGAGATTTTCGGAAAATTTTCCAATTGTGCGGTGCACAATTGGAACGTCGTAAGTGCTTGATTCTAAACAAGAAAAGGCGGTTATCCACAGCGATTTTCCAATTTTCCAGAAATTTCCGTGTAAAGGCGGGGTTCCGAGAGGTACTGCGGATTCATAC